TTATTTAAAAGTTCCCCAAGCTTCATTACCTGCACGGCATACTAGATAACCATACCCATTTGCTCTTGGCTGTCTAATCCAGACGTACCCGCCGTGTCGACTATATGCGTCATATTTAACACAATCGCCCTTGGTTACAGTTCCGATGATATCACTGGTAGTTCTCGCACCATAGCGAATGTTAATAGTACCATTTGGGTAGAACTTGCCGTTTTCCATGTACCAAGTATCTCCTAATTCATCAACAAATGATTGTGCTTGTGGATTAGCGACGCTTGGTTTAACTGCTTGAGCTACTGTTTTTCCATCATCTTTTAAATCGACTAGAGAGATGTTTCCGTCAACATTTAGACCTTTCCAGTTATCCGTGAATTGCCAGATGCCCACTCCATCTATAGATGGAAAATATCCAAAGTCTGGTTCAGTTACTGCTACTCCGTTTCCTAATGGATATGCTGCTACCCAAAGTGAATTTGGATATTTGGCAATAATTCGAGCAGTATCTACATTATTTTTGAGTAATGATGCGCCAGAATACAAAAGTGGATTATAGCCAGCTCCTGCAACAGTGTCCATAAAGGCTAACAAAGCATTTGCACTAGCTTCTGTTCCACCTCTCGTATTGTTGTTATCATCTTGTTCCCAGTCGCAAGCTAAGTAAGTCCCTGGCTGAACACCTGCTTGTTTTGCAGAATTTACTGCATAGTTACCCTCTTGAACAGCTCTATTGCTATCAGCACCAAAATGAGCATAGTGATAAGCCATTGTCATCATACCGTTAGCCTTAGCAGTAGATGCTTGATTGGTTGCCTTAGGATTACGATAGTCTAAGCCTTCTGATACTTTGACAATTGCAAACTTAGCACCAGAATAATTAGCTACATTAGTATCTTGATAGCTAGATACGTCTACACCGTAACTTCTTTTTGCTACTTCCATATAAGTTACCTCCTACTTGTTAACTTCCTTTAATTCGCCAACAATGGTCGTCTTAGGTTTATCAACAGTATCTGCAATTGATTGAGCTTGTTTCATAGCTGTAACTGACTTTTCAACCATTCCTTTGACGAAACTCATTGTTGGATGTGGCAAGTGTGCCATATCTAAGAGCAAGAACAAGCCTTGAACGACAAAGGTTAACTTATCTTCGCCGTCTCCTCCCCTCTTTTCTGCTTGGTAGACAAGGGGACTTACAGATTGGGCAACAATCTTTTCAGCCTTAGCAAGTAAATCACCTTGCGCTGCTTTCTTGTCAATTGCAATTTTATGTTTAGCATATACGGAAGCAACAACGACTGCTGCAACTGATGTAGCTACGATAGCTAAATCTAGTAATTGATTAACGTTCATTATTTAGCCTCCTTTAAATCTTTAATACGTAACTTTAAAGCCTTGGCATACTTACCCATTGCTTGCTTTTGCTCTTTCAAGAGTTCAAGTTGAGTAGCTGACAAAGTCTTTTTATTTTGTTTGGCTAAAAACTTTGATAATTTGCTACACTTGACATTTAACTCTTTTAGCTCTTTTTCTAAATTTTCAATCATTTTCCATTTCTCTCTTTCAATAAATTATTTATTTTTTCATCCTTTTCAGCATTCAACTTAGTAAGACGCTTATTTTCTTTCACTATCCTGTCATTATCATCTGCTAAGCTATCATGCTTAGTCTTCTTAGAATTTAAGTTCCAAGTTAGTACTCCAAGAATTATAGGTGTCAACACTTGTGCTAGATTAATTAGATCTTGAATTAAGTCATGCAAGTGTCTTCACCTCTTATCGCGTATCTCTAGTTCTTGCCGTATATAATATTTCTGCCAATAAAAAACAGGACAAGATAAAGCCTAAAAACATAGGTGCTTGTCCTGCAAAAATAGCATGAATTAATTGAATACACGCAACAAGTCCCGTAAAACTTGCTGAAATGCTTAACAAAACTCCTGCTACTGTATTGCTCTTTTCATTTGTAACTGCGTAGTATATTAACCCAAATCCAGTAACCACAGCTACAGCGTCTAAACCGTCATCATTCATAAGCCCGGCAAACTGCGGCGGCCAAAAGAAGTATGTATGATCCGTCCAAAGTAGTATTCCCATAGCTGATAAGGCTAGCCCAATTAAAAATAGTTGGAAGTTATCACTTATATTACTTCCTATTCTATGAGTGCGTTTCATTATCCCTCACTCGCCTTTTCATCAGCGGTTGCCATAACTTTATCTTGCGCAGACCAGACCTTACTTTGAAAGTCTTGCAAATCTTTTCTAACTGTAGCTTTATTTGCACCATATAAATCACGATCAGTGATAATCATATTAATATTGTCGCTACCACCGGAAGTATTCGTTTCATAAATATTCGCATTAAAAGTAGCGACCTGCTTATCTTCCACCATTGATCTTCCTGAAATTGCAATTGACTTACTTGTTTTTAACATCTTTATTGTTCTCCTTTTCTGACTTTAATTGATTTACTTCTTGAGTGAGTTCATCAATTTTCACTTGTAAAATTGCATTGTTATACTCACTAGTTGCTAACTTGTTAATTAATTTTTGTGAAATTGCATTATTCATTTATTTGTTTCTCCAATCTGTTTACTTTGTCTTTTAATTTTTTAATCACGGGTAATAATGCAGGGGCTATTCTTTCATATTGAATACCTTCAATTTCATGTGTTTTTGGATTTCGACTAACTAAGAGGTCTAATCCTGCATCAGCTAAATCTTCTGCAATCATACCTAAGTATTTTTCAGGTTTAATATGTCGCTTGCCAGCTTCGTACCTTTCCTTTTGGCCTTTGTCCGTCCAGATAGCTGTAGGCAAGTTTAATAACTTATCACCATACTCTGTTGAATAGCTGCGTTTGATGTTAGTTTTATATTTTGATGCTGATGTTGAACGAACTAGAGCACCATCGTCTGCTATATGAAGATTAGGCGCTGCACCAGTAGTTCTCCAATATGTAGTTGGCATATGAACATAATTAGCGTCTATTTCAATTCTGTCTCCAACGTCGCCATTAAAGTTTCCTATCCAAATATGAGGACGATTCGTAGTAATTCCGCTGTTATCACTAGGGATACTTTTGAATTTATTTCCCCCTACTAAATGAGTTGTTCCGGCCGCATTTACTGTTGCACTTCCATTTTTATCAACTGTCATAACAGCACCACTAGTTGTAGAATCTAGCATAGTGCCAGAATTAATTATTCCGTCGTAATTAGTAGTTTTTAAGCTTACCCCATTTGGAGATAACAAATCCATACCATATAATCCAGAAGAAAAAAGATCATATGATCTTTTTATAATTCCATATTTAGGGTTAGCATCAGAGTAAGATCCCGCTAATCCTAACGAATTTCGGTCATCTAAAATAAGCTGTCCGTTTTGGAAAAATACGCCCATTCCCCAATAATTTGTAACACTCATAGTCCCGTTATCCAAATCAATATTTAGATTTCCATTCGTAGAGGCAATGCGCCCTTTTTGAAATAGTATTTCTCCATCGTTCAGGTTGATTTTCAAATTAGCACCATTAATAGTACCGGTGGTGATATTGTTCGCATTCAGATTAATTACGTTAATCCTACCTGCGTCAAGCGTACCAGCGTTAATCTTATCTGCTGAAATATTAGTGATCGCTGCGTTAGGGATGAATGCTTTACCACTAAATACAGTAGAACTTGCATCCATGTAGATTTTGTCATTCTGGATTAGTGTGGTGCCGGCGGACATGTTGATTTGTGCAAGAGTATCATTTTTTCTCACATTGACATTAGTGAACCACCAATGACCGTAATCAGAGTCAGCATCAATTTGAACCCATATTCTGGCTTTAACTGCATTTGAAGGAATAGTAATAGCTCCTGTTTTTTCTCTTCCACTTTCACTTGGAGAAAATGTTAAAGCACTTTGCCAATTCCAGCTACCGTCTTTTTGTAAATAAGTAAATCCTACACTAAAGTTATGCGATGATTGATCTTGCCATGCATAAATTGAAAAATAATATTTATCCCCAGCTGATACCGAAAACATATTTCCGTAGAATCCATCTCGTATACTAATTCCTCCATAGTATTTAGATGGACTTATGCTATTGCCAGTAGAACTAGATATATTTTCCCAACCTGCCGTACTACCATCATCAAAATTTGGATTTAAGCAAATATTGGAAAGATCTCCTACAGCGTTTACCTTTAAGTTGATGTTATTTGCATTCTGAGTAATCTGACTCTGCACTCCGCTTACTTTGTGATCAACATCAGTCTTAGAATAATAAGAACTAAATTGCTGGCTATTAGCTGTTATTCGAGCAGATAACTGTGAAGTTATTCCATTTATACGCTCCTGTTCGTCTTCAGGAGCTGGTGTCCAAGCTGTCGACTTGTTTCCTTGCTCAACTTTTACTTCTGTAAAATACAAACCACTTTGTTTACCATCAGATGATCCGTTGTTGTCAAATCTGATATATGCCTCATCGTTTTCTCCAGAATTAAAAATTAAATCTTTAATGTAATCTACTTTACTTGGAGATAACCTTTTAGCATCCACTAGGTGCTTTACAGTTGTATATTTAGTATTTTCACCGTATTTTCTGGCGAGAATAAAAACATCATAACTTGATACATTCGTTGAAGCAAAGCCTTTAAAACTGACCACATAGTCGGTATTTCTCTCTAACGGAAAATAAGCAGATTCAGCAAAATTCTCACTAGAATTATTAAGAACAAATAAAGTTTGTTTACTAGAATAATAGAGATCATGCCTTGTTGTAGCTGGCCCACTCCAATAATTAGTATTTTTTGGAAAACCGGAGTTTCGTACTAAATTCCTATTACCTATAACTAAATTATCTAATTTACCGCTTAAACTATTGATATTTATCTGCAAGCCATTAGCCGTAGCTTGAACATCTGTAGTTTTAGCATATCCATTTAAATCACTCGCCACTAACTTAGCATTCAATGCACTATTAGTTGCGTTAACAAAATTAGCGTATGTAGAAGTATCAACCTTGCCAGACAAGCTAGTAGAAAGCTTTTTGGCATCTACCTTAATCTGTGCGATATCTCCCTGAGCATTGCCTAGTGTGGTCTGCAAGCCTTGCACAGTAGCTTTGGTTTGATTTACATCTCCATTAAGATTAGCTAAATCAACAGTAACACCGTGAACATCAGTAGTGATCTTAGATATATCCTTACCCTGTTGCGTTGCTTGATTTTGCAATCCAATAACGATATTTTTCTGTTCATTTACTTTAGTGACAACATCAGACACCTGATTAGTAATATCAGTGACTTTAGGAATTACAACAGTATTTACACTAGTACTCAATCCATCAATCTTTGAATTCTGATTGTCAATACTTGCATTAAGTTCAGCAATATCGCTATCAGCTTTAGCAAGATTATCTGCTATTTCTTTCTTAGCATCTTTCAAGCCATCTTGTGCTTCTTGAACTTGTTTCTTAATCTCGTCAGGAGTTAAATCCCTCCTAATCCATTTTCTAGTCCCATCTTCTTGTTCAGTAAACACCCACAATTCTGTTGAATTACCATTTTGCTTGAACCAAACATCGTTAGGTTTAGCATTCGTAGGTGGTTCAGTTACACTAGGCGGAAAAATCACTGTTCCATCTGGTGCTTTACGATCTTGAAGTTCTCTAATAGTTTGAGAGAAAGTTCCCTCCCAAGCTATTACAGAGTCTGTGGAAGAAGTTTGATCTGCCTTAGAAGTTGCTGAAAGTCCTCCATTAAAATCAAGTGTGTAGCTATTGTTGGGAACAATAAACTTATTGCCTTGCTTGTCTTGTAGTTTTAACCAATCTCCCGCTTCAATTGCAGGATTTCCAAACCAATTCAAACTAAATGGATAGAAATTAACATCTTTAATCTGCTCCCAAATATTAGTCAGCCTATCAGGCGTCATAATATTGTTTTCAAGCTTAATTTGAGATCCATTCGTATCTCCAACTTGATAATTCTTAGTTTCATCAGTATCTTCACCATCCCTAGTTTTAGTGGTAATTGTCGTTTGACACTGAATACCGCTAATTCTATATGGAGCTTCATTTTTAGTTAAACCAGCTTGTTCATACTGACTGGGATCTAACTCATAATTAGGCTCTGCGATAGTTCTAATTGTAAATAAACCTTTACGATCGAACGTAGCATACCCGGCATATAGTTGTGCAATCCAACCTAAAGCCTTTCTATATGTTTGACCAGTGATAGGTCTAGGTAAGTCAGCTTGATGTGGAAGTCTAGCCAGATTATCCACATTAGCCTTGACTCCTGATTGTTCACAGATTTCAGCAATTACATCTAAAACTTTTGCTGGATAAGCCAGCTTAGATTTATAGGATCCTTCTAACCCGCAAAATCTATCACTTGCACTAATGGAAGTAAGATTGTTATTGCGATCCATCTTGATTTCACTAGAGATAATAAAAACGCCCAACGGCTCATATACATAGCCACTAGACGTCTTAATCCCGATACTTGGTAAAACTTCCATACCAAGTTTTAGATTCTCTATTAAATGTGAAAACTCAATTTGAACACTATTTGAATAAGTTGAGCCGATAGCAAACGTGTCACCAGTATAAGCTCCTGAATCATATTTCAAGCTGTTAATATCAGTAGCGGTATAAGTTTTCCCATTAACTGCCACTTTAATATCTAGTGTTCGTTGTGATGCTCGCCAAGCATCCCTAACTTCTTTTGTCTGTGTTAGCAATATTTCTCACCTCCTACTGTTCTATCAAATCAAAGGATAAGCCTTTCCAGACAGGTACTGAATCTATAAAAGAGTAAACAGGTGTTGTTCGATCTCCTACATAAAATGTTCCTGACCGCATATTTCCATCTTGTGGATCTAAGTAATCTACTCTAAAAAATTCACTTTTAACTGCTCCTAAAATCTTTGCACATTCTGGAACTGTTAGTGCACCAAATGCTAACGTGATTTTTCTTTTAGTAGCTACTCGATCTCGATGTAGTAACCCTTGTGCATCACGCGTTGCTTTTGCGTCAATATCTTGAATTGTTACCTGCATAGTTTGCGGGGCAGGATTAACCACTGTCCCAGAAATTTTTAAAGAATACAATCACTCATTTCCTCCTTCTAGAGATTTAACATATTTCTACCATTCTTTTGGTTAATGGTATTAATACCCTTAATGGCATGTTCTCCAAATGATTCATCACCAATTTTGACAGATAAGTGTAAATCAATAGGTTTTCCGTTATTACTATTAAAGTTTTGCATTTGAATTGCTTGAACTATAGCATTTACTAATTCTGCACTCATCTCCTTGAATCCTCCACGCTGAACTGACGTAGAGTCATTAGATTGAGTATCAGAATAAATTGAACTATCAATAGCAGTTCGTCTGTTTAAGGAAGATGGCATTTGCAAGCCACCACCAAAATTCTGATTCATAAATTCGATAGCTTCATTAATTCTTTGCATACCTAACTCACGATTAGTTAAAGGAACAACCATCTCTGGCTTATTGCCTTCACTGATTTCATAGAAGCCATGCTTAGCAATTAAGCCACCATCTTCATAGCCATGACCATGACCGATAACAGCAAGCATGTCTGAACCGTAGCGATGCTTAGCATAGTTAATTGCTGCAAGCATGTTGTCGTAACCATTAAAGATATTGCCATGACCAGGAAACTTATAAGCATTGAAAGTTGCTGAAATAGTTTGAAGCAACCCTTTAGCTAAGTCACCTGTAAGAGTATTGATATCAGTATATCCACCTTGAACGGCATGTTCATTACCACCAGATTCGGTTTGAATTTGACGAACCCAAGCATTAACATATGCTGGAGTTGCTGGCAATCTATTTTTACGCAGAGCTTTCTTAACAGCACTACGCCAACCTTCTGCTCCTGGTCCAGTTTGATGAGTTGAACCACCAAATTGATTGATGACCTTTTTAGCCCAGTTCATCATGCCTTTCTTTTCTTGGTTAACAGCACCTTTAGCGAATTTAAGTGAGGCATCTCCTAAGCTCCAATCATAGGTAACAAATTTATCAACAATATAGTTAACTAGTCTTTCTGGATGAGCGATATCATCAGTAACTTTTTCAAGTTCTTCCATCACACCATCTACAAAACTACCAACTCCATCAAAAATATTGCCAAAATCCAAATTACCTAAAGCTGAACTAATTCCACTAAAAATACCACTAAAATCGAAATTAAAGTTACCAATACCGCCGGCATATTTAGGAACCATACCGGCTAATTCATTAGCCGTACTTGTAGCAGTCTTAACTTTGGTACCGGCTGGCAAGTACGTTAAGAAGTTACGCTTAGCAGGGAATAATCCTTGTTCCCCATTTGGCAATTCATAACTTTCTCTGTAGATGTCTCCTTCTTGGTCATTAACCAGTGCTAAACCACCTGGGTGATTATCTGTACCGGTTGCATAGGAATTCCAGTTGAAGAAACCCCAACCAATGGATCCACCACCAAGCTTACCGAGTACCCAGTTGATACCATCTCTAATTTTATTAGTAGCATTTTGAACTGGTTTAACAATTGCATTTACAACTTTCCGAACAGCACTACTGATATTGTAGATACCATCCCTAATACCATTTCCAATTGTGCTACCAAGAGTACCAGCCCAGGATCCTAAGGTTCTTGAAGTGTTATGTCTGAAACTAGATACCCAACTTCCTAATCGTTCACCGGCATTCCGAGCTGAGTTGTAAGCATTGCTAATTCCAGTATCGACATGACCACCTAAACCACCAGCCCAACTAGAAATACTGCTATTCGCATTTCCAAAGAAGCTGCGCGTCCAACTAGACAGTTTACTACCCGCATTAGTAGCTCCTGAGCGTGATGATTCAGAACCATTATTAATGTGGTCGCCTAGTCTTTCAGCCCAAAATCTTACTAGTCCACTTGCTGACTCTCTAAAACCTGTAGTCCAGTTCTTAATTTTAGTTCCAGCATTCTTAGCCATGGCTTGGCCATTTTCAACACTGTTATTTACGTCAGAGCCAATTTTTGAAGACCAATCATGAACTTTCTTTTTAGCATCACTAATAAAGTCAGTTGACCATTCTTTGACCTTAGTACCAGCTTGTTTAGCTGATTTCTTACCTTTCTCTATATCTTTATTGATGTTAGAACCAACATTTTGCGCCCAACTCTTAATATCTTTCTTAGCATTAGAAATAAAATTAGTTGACCACTTATGAATATTAGAGCTAGCAGTTTGAACTTCCTTCTTGCCCTTAGTGATGTTAGTATTGATGTCTTTACCAACAGACTTAGCCCAAGAAGTAAAGTTGTCTAAGATCTCGTGTGATTTAAAGCCAATTGCTTCAACCCAATCTTTAGGTTTCTTGCCTTTACCATATTTTGCCCAGCCATCGCCAAACTTAGAAGCTCCAACACCGCCCCATTTACCGATAAATGAGCCAACTTGCTGACCAATTGCTGCACCTAATGGTCCACCAAAGAATAAGCCAATACCACCACCGATAGCTCCACCAATTCCAGAACCAAAATCGGCAAACTTTTCTTCTTTGTTCTTAGCTTTGATCCCTTTGTAGATGTCAATTCCAGAAGTTACGGCAATCATTGCGCCTGATAATCCAGTACCCAATTTCTGACCTAACTTCATTGGTTCGCCAGATTGAATAGAGGAGCGAGCTGATTTAAGGAAGTCAGTCTTAGCTAAGTTACTGTCTTGCCAGCCTTGATTTACTTTACCCCAAAGATCTTTTATGTGGGCATAGCCACCTTTAATATTTTCGAAGCTTAATTTTGTAAGTTCCTTGATATTAAGAATTGGATGTTTTGCAAATTCAATTACAACACCAAGCATATCGTCAGCATACTTAACACCAGCTTTTAGCTTATCGAACTTAAGCATTGCCAGAATCTTAAGTGTGTCAGTAAAACTTTGAATGCCTGCAATAGTAGCTCTAGCAACTTTAATGCCTAAGAGTGTAAGCAATGTTGCAGTCATAATCTTAACTGCTGTTTGGTGATGGTCTATCCAATCAGATAATCCTTCAAGTGCTTTAGTTAAAAGTTTTAAAGCTTCCACAATTGCAAATCCAGCTATTTTAGCTAATGGCTTGATAAAACTATCATAGAACCATTCAAAAACTGGTTTAGCCGCTTTGACTACACTATGAACAACATTAAGTGCAGCAGCTAATGCATTAAAGAATTCAGGAATTACTTGAGTAATTGTGAATCCCGCAAGTGGAAGTAAGACGTTTTTATAAGCCCAAGATAAGCCATCCCAAACATCTTTTGTTACAGGTCGAATGGATTTTAGCAAGTTATCAATTGACTTCAATAGTGGAGTGAAATCAAGTTTTTTAGCCCAGTTTGAAGTATACGTTGCCATATCTCCAAGAGCACCAAGCATATCGTCAACCATGCCTAGAAGAGTCTTAAAAATTGATGTGCCAACATTTCCATGTTGCCATGCTTTATCGAATTGACCAGCTAAGTTACCAATTGTATTGCCTACACCAGTAACAATTTGAATTAAATGACTCCAGATTGAAACACCTAGATTTGAATGCTTCCACGCTTCATCAATTGAAGTAACAATATTCTTATAGATATCTAGGATACTGTTCAATGCATTTAGCCATGCTTGCCATAACTTTGTACCAGCATTACCGTGTTGCCAAGCCTCATCGAATGATTTTGCAATATCTCCAATAAATTCAACTAGCTTAGTAGCTAAATCTAAAAGATTAGCAAAAATTCTTTTACCAAGATCGCCAGTATTCCATGCTTCTCGGAATGAATCAGCTATGTGATGAATCGCGACTAGAACATTATTAAGCGAATTAAAGATAGCTTGAATAAATCTAGTCCCTCGACCACCTTCTTCCCAGGCTTCAGCAAATGCCCTTGAAATATCGCCAATAATATTCAGCATATCAGCTAGCAACTGAAGTAAGTTTTCAATCACTTTTTGTCCGGTGCCATTATCCCAGACATGTAAGAATGAGTTACCTACATCACCTAACAAGCGTTTGATTTCTTGCCATGAGTATTTAGCAGCATCCACAACAGCTTGACCTTTTTCATCCCAAGCTTTCTTCATCGGATCAAAGATTTCACCTAGGACTTTTTTGACCTTGTTAGCTGCATCAATAGCATTCTGTGAGGCTTGTAATGGAACATTCCAGTCAAGTCCTTGGTTACCATCTCCTGCACTGCCATCATCTAATCCAGCATCATCAAAAATAGGACTATCTTGTTTCTGTTGCGGAGTAAACTTCTCTAATGGTTGTGCCTCAAATGAACCATTATCTTGATTATTTTTACTATCAAGAACATTAAGCTCATCGAATCCCATTAAAGAAGCTTGCAAGTCTTCATTGGCTTTCTTAGTATCTTCAAACGCTTTTTTAGCTTGTTCATTAGATGCCTTGATTCGCTCATTTTCAGCTGCAACTGCTGCCGCACCTTGACGATTGGCTTGGGCAATTTGCTGATTAGCACGTTGAACTGCCTTAGCTTGTTCTTGCTGTTGTTTCTTAACAGCTTCATTAGCCTTACTTGCCGCCTTAGAAGTATCATTCATTGCTTGCACTTGATCGTACAAACCATGTGCGCCACTTCTGGCACTAGATAAACTCATTCCTGTTAAAGCAGAGCTAAATTGCGCAATCCATGCTGTTGCCTTTCTTAGTGAGTTCATCAAAGCATTCACAGCTGGTAAAACATAGCTATAGATGGGATAAAAAGCAGTTAGCAGATTTACCTTAATTGCATTAAAACTACTTGCAAATTGCTTATTAGTCATTAGTGCTGCACCCATGCCTTGGGCTAGCATCATGATTCCTTGGTAGAGCAATGTAAAGACAATTAATTGACTAGCTAGCATACGCATTGCCATCCGAACGCCCTTAAGACGTTCGCTTAACATTGACGCACCACTACCAGCTCGACGCATAGAAGAACTTCCACTATTGCCAAAGCGTTTTAAAGATGAGTTAACATTAGAGATAGTATTCCGTAATCTATTAAATTTTGAACTAAGCCCTGAAACATTTTTATTTTCTTCAGATAGCTCAGTGTTAATTCGAGAAGAACTAGCCTTTAATTCGTCCCCGCGAGAACTTACGTAACTATAAGCTTTAGCAAGTTCATCACTTCTAGCTACCAAGCGCTTATATTCAGCTTCTGCTTGCTTAAGTTCCTTATCATTACCCGCGGATCTTCCAAGAGTGGCATCATTATCTCTCATTTCAGCAATCGAGCGTCTAATTCGTTCAATCTTGCCTTCTGTTTGATCCATCTCGGTTTCAATCCGCTTAAGAGATGATGGGATTGAATTAAGTTCCTGCGACATTTCTTGTGCAAGAGCTTTGGCTTGGTTCTGATATCTTGCCATCTTAATTTGAGCGTCAGCAATCTGATCGTCTAGTCTCATTGACTTAACTTTACTTCCTTGCTTACTCATATCAAGATTATCTCGATTAGCAGTTAAAGTAGCTATTCTCCGTTGCATGGACCGAGCTTGTTCCATCTTTTCATTGATGTGAGTGACTAGCCCATCGACTTCTTTTTTAGCACGTGAGGCTTCAGCTTGGATTTCATCATCAATACCTAAATCAACGGGTCGTTTAGGCATATAGCTTTGAATCCGTTTTTCTTGGTAATCGTCAAAACTTGAATTTTGAATTTGTGGACGTGTTGTTGCTCTTTCTCGTCTTTGTGACTGCTCTTTAGGCTTAGCAATATCAGATACGGCTTCACGTGCTGCACTAGTTTGTTGTGCAATTCGTTGTTGCATATTAGATGCTTCTTGCAAACGTGCAGTTAAACTATCTAAACTTTTTTCTGATTGATTAACAGCTTCTTTAGAACTTTCAGCCTGTTCTTTATTCCCTTGAATGACTTTATCTGTAACATCATTTTGAGTATTAAGAGTCTGTTCAAGCAGTTTTTGTTTGGCTTGTTCTGCCTCAGTACGCTGACGAACTTCTTCCTTAGCAGATTCATTAGCTTTTGAAACATTATCATTCATTGACTGATTAATTTTCCCTAAGCCATCTTGAATCTTATATTGCATATCATTAGTTTTCTGGCTAATGATATTAGTAAATTCATCAAGTTTTCGCATAACATCCCCATAATTGGCAGTAAACCTTAATTCAAGTTCTTCTAAATCCATTAACTTCCACCTCCTTTATCTTTATTAAATTGCTTAATCCGTTGAGCTTGTTGCATTAATAGAGCCTGATCTTGTTTCCAATCAGGTTCATCTGATTTAGAAGTCTCTTCCACATTGTCTTTGACAAATGGATAAGCTTCTTCAACTTTTGGCATTTTAGCAGGATCATTAAAGGCAAATGCCACCATTTCACTTAAACGATGATCCATGTATGCCTTAGCACGCAAATCTTCTAATCTACGTTTTTCATTGGCATTTATTTGCGTCATGATCTCGCCAAAATCCATATCCCAAAAGTGATCTGCGTCTATTCCTGATTCAACCGCAATTGGGTATAGATGTTTGAATAGATCTGAGACTGTATCAAAATGGTCCTCGTTTACATCAGTTCGTCTTCGGTTGTTTCCACTGAATCTAGAGTTACTTCTTCCGATTCCGTATTGGTCTTGGTACCCTTCTTCTTTTTCTTGCCGAAAAAACCGGATTCATCAAATAGTTCCATCAACTCATTAAACAAATCCATGGTAGTGTGACCATCACCTAAGTATTGTTCAAACGCTTCAATAACGCGTTTATCTGTAACACCGTGATTTTGATTTGCACCTTGTAGAACAATCAGAATTTCGTTAACTGGCGGCAATTTATTGCCACCTTGCGAATCCATGAAGAGGGAGAGCATTGATTTACCTAAGCGTCGTTCAATCTTAAAAATCTCACGTCCACCAAGCTTTAAATCAAGTTCAAGATCACCCAATTGTACCGTCTTAGTTGCTTTCTTAATTGTTGTTGCCATAATTCAATTTCTCCTTTTTTAATATTTCTATAAAAAATAGACGTGGGAATCGAACCCACGCCTATTCATTAATGGTGTTCACCAGTTGATGGAGTTGATCCAGCAGCAGTAAAGTGAGGACCATCAGATACAGTAATAGTAATTGTGTAACCTAATGCCCCGTTAACAGCTACGGCACCAAACTTAATGTTGTATGAGCCACGCATTGTTGCAGTCATACCATCTGGATAAGTAACTTTCCAGTTGTATTGCTTACGGTTACCTGCTTCTTTTAGTGCCTTGGCAAAACTAGCGCCCTTATACACAGCTTGGAATTGTACGTTAGACGCATTTTGGATACCTTCCACTTGCTTACGTCTATCATCTGCTAAGGTAGTAACATCAATCTTTTCAGTATCTCCACCTAATTCAGGAATAGTTTTAATATCTGCAATTTCTTCCCAGGTAGATCCATCTTCTGATCTTTCTAATTTAGTTCCAGTTCCTACGAGTCCTTCGGAACTATCAACGGAAAATCGTTGAATATCTAATTCCAATAAATTGCTATATAATTTTACGTTTTTCATTTTTTATCCTTTCTGATATACACGTTTACTTGTGTTATCTACAATTCCTGTAAACACAAGTACTACTCGTGCTACTCCATTCAAATCTTGATCGCCAACGCTATTAGAAAAGCCCATTGCTGAAAACTCAGCAATAAGCTTATTTTTTATTTGCGTTAGTGATCCTTTGTCATTATATAAATCAATCGTTATCTTCCATTCTGTATCAGTTTCTTCCTGATAAGCATTACGAACGTAAGACGACTGAGTAGTTGAATAAATCGCAGTCGGAAATGCTGTGAATGCTTCTGGATAAGAAGGTGAAACTAGTTTTAGTTCTGGAATGGATTTAAGCGTCTTAAAGACAAGTGATTTAACATTGTAAATTTCCATTTAATCACCTAACTTATCACGCAATTCTTGATCTACAGATTTTTTTATAATTTCTGGTGCTTCTTTTTCAATTCGATTAGCAGCAGGCGTCATGAACTGTCTAGCGGGTTGCCCAGCAGTTCTATAGAAATATTTACCGTTGATTTTAATCTTAGGTATGCCATAAATTTTAGTTAAATCTAAATCAACCGAATCAACTGGAAAGAACCACGGTGTTTGTCGATATGTAATTGCAACCCCTTGTGGAAGTTGTTTATCCGACATCTCTCCAACTAAACCAGTACCGAACTCACGAAAAATAGCAATCATCGATGAGTTCCACCAGCGTCCAATAACTTCATCGTTATCAATTTTAACTTCATGCTTAAAGCTCCGTGCAAGTTCGCCAGTAGAATACTTTATGCTGGATTGCAATTCGTCCACTGCATAGGCTTCTGCTTGTTCAATAGCAGTTTCTTGTCCGTTAGCTGTAGCATTCGCAACTACGCTAGGGAGCTTTTTGAGTTTTGTCTTTAGCTCATCAAGTCCTTTAAGTTCTACATTAATCATTTTGCTCATCCCTTTTTATTCGCTCTAAAGTGACGTTTTTATGAGTAGAGAACTCTTGAATAGCCGTAATCTTATAATCTGGATCACTAGTGTCGGGAACATTTAAGCAAATTCCATAACCTTCTCCATGTCCTTCTGAAAGCTCTTTTCCTTGATATTTGCACGTTTTAATGTACTTAATATCTTTCCCGTAAAGTTGAGCATTAACAGAACCGCCGGCAGATTGAATATTCAGTTTTATTTGCTGAGGATCACCCCAACCTTTAATTGTATAACCCTCATCATCTTGAATATCAGCAGGCTTTCTAATATAGACAGTCGTTAAGTCACTTTCTTTTAATCTCATAGCCTAGTCACCTTTGCTATTCGATAACGATTTAACCCTAATCGAATATCTTTAGGAATTCCAACTTCAAGGTAATTAGTAATTCCGCCTTCTGTTCGTTGGGTTTCGCCCTCTATTCCCATCCGATTGTAATTAATCGTTGCTAGCTTTTTAACATAGATATCCATGTTACCAATTAACTTCTTTTGACCAGTATAATCTAGGACTTGCGCAATTGCTTCTTTAATTAAATCAGTTGTCAATTCACTATCAGAAATTTGTAATCTAGTGCCTAGGGATGAAACCATTTCTGCCATTTGATCCACATTAAATACCTCCACAATTAGAGTACTTTAGCTTGGAAAACATCATCTGCACTGGCAAAGCTTGGGAGCATAGTTGCAGCCGCAAGAATCCACGTACCAATTGGATCTTCACTTGTTTCATATACTTTAGCCATCACATTGCCTACATTAGAAACTTGTGCGTTGCTTGAAACCAAGCGATTTTCTTCTGGAGTTGGACCATAAATCTTTTGACCTGGTACTTCATCATTAAATAGCACAATTCTATCTTCTGGGAAGTAAGATTGAGTTGTAAGATTGCCCTTATCATCTTCTGTACGATATTTTCCATCATAAGCACGAATAACTGGCAATCCTTGTGCAGTCATCCATTGGTCTAAATCTGATTGACCGACTACACGACCGGTATCTTTACCAAAAATAGCTTCTTTAATTTCAGTACTACGCATTAATATTCGAAGCACCTTTTTAGAAGTTAAGGCTCTTGTAGGAGTGATATCTAATTTATCAGACCAATCTTGCAAGTTTTCAATAATAGATGCACCATCCTTATCCCAGGTACTGGTTCCTGTTAGTGATGTTTGATGTTTCTTAGGCACACCATAATCAATAGAGATACCATTTGCGTTATCAGTAATCTTACCAGTAGCAAACATTTCCATTGTCATCTTTTCGCCACGAGCTTTTACAGCTTGAACCATAGCGTCAATGTCATCAAAAACGTATTGCTTTAAGTAATTTTCTTCAGCAGTATTACGTGGTGCTTGAAGCTTAATTAACATTTCTTCAGTAAGTTGCATTTTACGCTTTACGTATGCTAATTCAGCAGTCATCTTGCTTGCATCACGACTTCCAATTTCAGCTTCACTATCAAATGCTGAAATATTAGCAATAGTTGGTACTCGACTGCCTGCCTTTAAAATATCTACTTCAAGAGTTGGTACTTTAACAGCTGGAAATAAAGTATCACCTAACATATCTGGATATTGACGATTGCGAGTATAGTCAAGAACAGTACTTTGACTAAACATATCAAGAATTGGTGTAGCAAATCGTTGTAAATCTAATTTTAACTTTTGATCTTTCATTTATTTAATCCTTTCTTTTATTGAGCCCTATGTGTATCATCAGTTGATGGCGTTGCCTTTGTTTCTAAGTCTTTAAAATGAATTGCAGTCATTGCTTTAATTGCGTCAGCTGTTGGTACTGGATCAAGACGTTGACTTAAGACCCAACCTTCACGCATTACTGCAACCATTTGATTAGTATCACCATCTGTCACATAAACGTCATTAATAGTAATACCAATTGCTTTAGCATCATTAGTTGGATATACAGTACCAGCTGGAATATACTTTCGACCTAGATCGTCAGTTTTTACATTGTAATTATCTTTGTTAACTGTTTCTGGGAAAGCAGTAAATTTTTCAGAAGCAAGAAAATTTAATTGCTTACCATTTTGAAATTGTGTGTACATATTTTTTCCTTTCTAATTCCAAAAATCATTTTTTACTTTTTGAGATTCATTAGCTCTTTCAGCAAAGATTTCTCCAGTAGTTTTGTTAGTTTGAGTATTGTCTGAAATCTTTGGTGGTTTTGCACCTTGAGCTAATCGAGTTTCAACCGCATCATGAACAGCACTTCTAAAAACTTCACTAACTTTTTGATAAGTATCTGTCATTTTATCCTTATCAGTTAGAACATCGTCAAAAACATCCACTAGCTCTGCCGGCAAGCCATCTGTAATTAACTGCGTTGCCAATTTACTCTTGTTTTCACGCTTAGTTACATCAGCTTCTCTGTCTAGCAAAGCTTGCTCACGTTGCTTAAATTCATATTCTTGTCGTTCTTCTGGAGACATCTTTTTAAGATCTTTAGCTTTTTGAGCTTTATCATTTTGCTCTTTCTCCCACTTAGAGCGAGCTGTATCTAAAGCCTTAGCCAATTTCTTATCTACAAAAGAATCCAATTCTGATTGAGTATTAAAGGTTTTAAAAGGTTGTTCATCAGTTGGACTATCATCTTTTACATTGTCTTGTGTATTGTTGTCATCACCTCCCTCACCTTGTCCTTCATCAGCAAATCGTTGTAAATCAAGTTTTAATAAACCTTCATAAAATTTATTTTCCATAATTATTCCTTTCTACCCATGCACACTTGCGAAAAAAACTGCATGAAAAAAGCCACCCCATATTTTCTACACGGCGACTTCAAGATATGCAGTAACAAATCCACATACGTATCTTTAGTTTTCAAGGCAGTTTTATGACTTGCCTAGGTCTACGAATTACTTTTTTACCGGTTTATTACTAGCACTTCTAGCATTACCTAAATAAATTACTGGAACTGTACGGCAAAAGGGATGCAATGGTGGAACGTTCTTACCAAATACTGCATCTTTAACATTGTAGACATTTCCATTTATTGATCTGCATATCTTACTAGTACGACTATCAATAACTGCTAGCAGTTGATATTGCTTAACTCCACGTTTACGCCAATTATCTAATTTAATTTTAGAATAAAAGAAATTAGCTTCAGTCCTAATCAAGCGACTAGCATAGAACTTGCCAACATTGAATTCTTGTTCAATTCGCTTAATCATTTCACGTTCAGGAAGATTACTCAATTCTTTAACTGTAAATAATTCTTGCAATCTTTCGGCTAATTTATCAGTATTCCCCCAGATACGTGATGAAAAGTTCTTCCCTTTCCAGCGAGTTTCTAATGCTTTTTCAACATAGCGGTTAGGAATTTCAGTAATCTTACTCTTGGGAATATCTTTATCCATTGGAACAGTAGCTACTTCTTTACCAGTATCAGGATTTTTAACGACTATTTTGTCCTGCTCAACTTCTACAGAGTGAGGAGAGTGCAAAGTGTAATCCTTAGTAGTGTCATAAACAGCACTTTGTTTCTCTGCTTCTGACCAGGCACGCTTCATTATGTCAGTATGCAATTTAACATTTTGATCTAGTTCAGTTGCACCAGCTGACTTTGCAGCAATGTATGCTTTAAGTTGCATTTCCTCAAGTCGTGTAATTCTGCTCTTAGCTGCAAGTCTACCTAAGTAATTATCAACTGCTTGTCTACTTTCCTTGTCAGTAATACTCGACGATAAGGCTTTAAGAGTAACCAATTCAGAAGGAGAAATGTGCGAAGACATGATAGTTGCAACTTCGTCTTTAGTAATATCTGCATAAAAATAGCGACGATAGGTCTTTTTAACCTCGTCGCTCAAGTATGATTGTGCTTTTTGATATGCATTATTAATTATTTTTAATCTTTTAGTTGCTTCATCTTGATTTCTTTGCTCATCTTGTAAATCACGTAATTGCCAATAGGTAAACTTCTTCTTGTTAACTTTCATAGAACATCAACACCAAGAAATGTATTGTCCGTATTGGTCAATTAATTGGTTTACTGTATTTTCAAATGCACTTAATAGTATCTTATTTTCAACGCTTTTGGGATCTGAAAATACAGCAGTCAGCAAACCATCTTTATCAATTACATTTACTTTCGTGCAATTATTTACGGTATGAGTAATAAGCGTAGAAAATGAAGCACAAACAATATCAGAACCCTTAACACTATACTGTGCGTGTCCGGTGACTCTGATTATTGTTTGATCCGGTTTCTTTATCATTCTCACTCGAATCATCTTGCTCATCCTCCAATTCTAAACGATCTGGATCTTGCCCACGTAACGCTTCTTGATTCTTTTTAATAGTTTCAGCATCTTGCTGATTCATTTCATCAATGACATCTTGAGGATTATCAACATCAGGAAGCCAACTATAAGTATATTTTCTAGGAATTATTCCATCCGCATTTTTAACGTTATTAACTACATCAGACAAGTTAGAAGGAATATTAGCTACAAGCGAGATCTTACATCCACTAGCATCATCACTAGCACCCTTGATATTTACAATAGTTTGAATTAGTTTCAATCTTCGGCGTAAGCCATCAAAGAAATATCTCTGTTTAATTGATAGCAAGTTTTCTAAGCCAAATAGTTTAAACTTCATTGCTTCACCAGAAACATTACCCATGAACTTTTCATCATTCATATTTGGCACGTATGAAATCTTGTGGATGTCATTTTCAATAGATTGACTGAGTAAGTTGACTTGTGTTTCATCAAAGCTCTTTGTCAACCACTCAATGTCAGCACCCTCTTCACGGGGAGGGGCTTCAATTGCACCACGATTCAAGCGTTTAATGTCTTCGTTATCATCTAGGCCAAAACCAAAGGTAACAAGTATTGCATCAACAAATGCTTCCTTATCAGAAATACGATCTGTCTGTAATAAGTTATAGGCATCAATCAAAGAGATGAGCTGTTCAAAGTCGCCTTGTCTTTCCTCGTTATTCCTAAATTCAATTATTGGAACTGCGCTAAATAAATTCTCGCCATCATAAACAATTGGGTCATTTGCTGAAACTTCCATAGACATTTTTGTACGATACTCTACAATTCGCTGAGGCATATAAACAGTAATACTATAACCATTAGTATTACCATCTAAGTCTTTCTTTTCTTGCGTAAATACTGCAAATAAAGGCTCATGCTCAACAGTATCATCGCAAACTACAATGGTTGCTCTTGGATCAATTACCTCAATTTTAAGTTCAGTATTAGGAGTAAGCTTTTCATTTCCTAATTCATCCCTAACAGAGATTGGATCAGTCTTCTTGAGGTACAACAATTCATATCCATAGCCAAATACTGACAAGTCTTTTTCTAGCTCAATATCATGTTTATGAATATCAATTTGATTAAATACTTCTAGGATATCATCAATATTTTTGCCCTTTTCAGCAACATATTTCACAGGGTTACCGGTCATAAAGCCCACATTCATATCAGTAATGTATTTAGCGTGATTAACCATCACATTAGCTGCTTCAACGGTAGCATTATCAAATTCATGCTTTTCAATTTCTTGCTTACCATTGTAATAATCAGATAACTTGTCTAACCGTTTTTTGCGATTTTGCAATTCTCTAATTGCATAGTTGATTGCTTTAATATTCGGCTCATTAACATCACCAAGTAAATCTTTATCAATTACAACTGCCACTTTTACACCTTCCTTCTATAAGCCACGTACTCTAGGACGTACAGTAACCTTTGCAGTAACTTTCTTGTAAATAATTGTGTATACGAAATATCTCATTGCATCACAAGCATGGTCGTGCTGTTTAACCGGCTTATCCTCTCCATGTTCTGCTGCTTTATCATCCCAAACATAGCTAGCTAATTCTTTAAAAAGATTAGGACAATTCATGCTAAATTTGATCTTTCCCTCGTTCATAGCCGTCTGGGTAACTCTGATACCATCTAGCACATCATTCTTAGCTTTCCTAACCCTAAAGCCATTCTGCCTTAATGTTGCACTAAATGATGCAGCCGAAGGGTCAATAATCATTTCAGCTTTAATATTGCCAAGAAATTTTTTTAAGTCCTCACAATATTCTTCATCTGTCTTCTGCCGTGAAGTAGTTCTACCAGAATAGTAATATTCTTTAATCAAATACCAGGTACCGTGATTTAACCCCCACAAAAGAAAAGCTGTTGGGTTAAGTGTTCCGTAGTCGCATGAAACATAATACTTTTCAAAATGACTAGGTAGTTCTTTAACAACCATAGTATCTTTATCAAAGTTGTCATAGATAACTCCTTCTGACATAACCCACAAACCTTGAATGTAGCGTTGATAAAATACGCCTGAATACATACGCTCATATCTGCCTATTGTTACGCTATCAAGGGATGGATTGTCGTGCATTGTAAAGTGAAGTCGCAATGCACGTTTATCTTTCATCTGGTCAATCCAGTCAAGCTTAAACCAATGATAGGGACCAGCAGGGTTACAGTTAAACCACATCTTTGCGCCACTAACCGAACATCTTGCAGTAGCCTGATTAACAAACGATTCCGGCATAAGTGCAACTTCATCAAAAAAGAACCCAGCTAAGGTAATACCTTGCACCAGGTCCTGCGAAGCTTCATCCTTACCGCCAAAAATGAAGTAATAATTAGTATGCCCATTTTTACTAATGGTTATCATGTTTTCAGAGCGAGAATCATGGATTATATATCCTTCACTCTCCAGCATACTTCTTAATGGACGCAACACATTACGTCTAAAAGAGCCAATCGTTTTACCAGCCATACCAAATTGCTGACCAGTAAAATTAGTCATCGACCACAATATGTAAGAGAGGGACATTACTACGGTCTTGCCGGCACGAACCGACCCATCGCAAATAATAGCCTCATAATCCTTTAAATCAGGATTAGCCCACCAGCTTAATACTTGGAGTTGCTTTTTTGAAAATGGAGTGAAATTGAATCTAACTGTTTTCATTGTCATCTTCACTCCATATCTTATTCATTCCGCCAGTTAAAGCATTGAGTAGCGAAGTCGTGCTACCATCGTTAACCTCAGGTTCAGGCAAGCGATCAAGCAGAATTTGCATTGCCTTCTGGCGATCTTCCATTTCAACAACTGCTTCGCCTTTATCAATACGAATGCTCTTAATGTTAGACGTGTCAATATCCTTGCTATCTTTTAACTTAACAATATTTTCATAGTAGAAATCTTGCTTACCTGTTTCAGGATTAATCTTTGGCTCATACCTAAACTTGCCATTAGAATCCTTATATGGTCCATTCTTATCGCGTACTTTATAGAAGACTAAGTGCTTCTTAGTTCTAAATGAAAGAACATCACTAATATTGCTAGTAGCTTGGTGTAAATAACGCAATAGAATATCGTTGGCAGTGGCAAATAGCTCCTGGGATTGCTGCTTTTTAAGCTCAGTAAGATAATTTTTAATCTTAGTATTTCCCATCAGTCGTGATCCATTAGTTGACGCTGATTCATAACTTCCACCATATGCCCGTTGATAAGCCCAGGTCGCATTGTATCGCTGTAAATAATACAAACAAAAGGCTTTTTGCTTATCATTAAGTTCATCATTATCTGGCAATTCTGGTGGTAGTAGCGATGGTGCAACCTTTTCAGTTTTTGTACGCGTACCTTTTGACTTTGTATGCATACTTTTCTTCTTGGTTGCATTATTTCGTTGCCACTTATTTCTTGTCTTCCACGACTTGACCGTGCTAAGTGCAACACCATACTTTGCAGCAATATCTTTATACTTCATACCAGCTAGATAATCTGCTTTTGCATCTTCCATCTTACTCATCGCATATTCACCACCACCTTAATTTGTGCAAAATAAAAAGCCAGCTTATGCTGACTATATAATTAAGTTAGTTACCCATGATCATATTGTTTAAATTTAGTATCTATGCTCATGATATAAAAAATATTCTTATACTTCTTTCCAATAACTCTTCCTATGCGATTTAATTGAAATATCCAAAAACCATCTTCACACAAATCATATCTTTTTTTCTTAAATTCGGGATTTATTCTTATGTTCACTTCTGAATCATCTAGTTTTTCCAATCCGGAGTATTTATCGTCATGACTCAGTAAATCTATCATATCCTTTTGAGATAAAAAATAAATTTTATCCAAAAGCTTTAATTTCATTTTTTTATCTTTAGATCCTTCATAATTATATTTTTTATCCGGTGTCAAAAAAGAAAAATTAAAGGCTAATCTTTCTTGAGGCGCTTTTTCAATTTTAGGATTTTCAAATTTCTTTGTTGGATCATAAGAACTTTTAATGTTCCACTGTGAAGACATTTTGATAATAATCCTTTATTTTTTTATCACTAATAACCTCACTTTGTTTTGTTTCTTGCCATGGAGCTTCACTATGGGTTTGCCTCATAAGGTCATAAGCGGAACTGTAGCCATATATCTCATAAATACTATTTAATATATTAGCTGTTTGAGCATCATTTTGAAGTTCATTGTAGTCTTTAATATCATTATCGCTAATTTTACCTACAATGTCACGCTCTCCTATATATTTTTTATGTACTTCTTCTACAACTGGCCCATATTTCCAAGCAACAATATCATCATCAAACATTCTATGTCCGGTAACTACTAAACTTGCAGCTTGAATATAATATAAAAGCTTCATAGCTTTCATTTGAGTTAATTCTTCAACGTTTGGATTTGTACGTAAATCAGCATTATTTCTAACCCTAAGCCAATTTACGACTTTAAATACGTTATACATAATGCCGCCTCCTTCAGTGATCTATTTTTTTGTTTCACAACAATTCTACACTAACTATACACAAAATTATACATTTTTTACACTTTTTTATAACATTATGTTGCCATAATCCACCAATTTAGCAATATTAAGCCTTTGTGAAACATTATAAAAAGCCAGCTTATGCTGACTTTTTCATAGACAATATCTAATTCATAACCAACGCTATAATTGTGGCAATTAACAAAACTACTAGCCAAACGGACTACGGCAACTGGTGGAATCGAACCACCACTAACTTGGTACTTCATACCAACGCTCTACCTACTGAGTTAAGTTGCCATGGTGCTCTGTTAAGGTACAGAGCTAAACCAGATGCAATTCTGTAAATTAAAATCAGACAAACAAAATATATTCGTGATCTGAACAATATTATTTTTACGCCTGCTTTCCGACAGGCAATGGGCAGGCGAGGAATTGAACCCCGCTACATAGAGTGAAAGAAAATTCCTACTTTCTTTCTAAATTTCCAAATTGCGCCACTCTACCCACGGCAGTTGTTGCTGCGGTCCAGCCAACAACTACCCAGCTCTTCCCACGCTCTCCTCGAAACCGTTGAGGGTCACCGAACAAATTAAGATCTTGTATTAATTTCGAAAGGAGATACCTTTTCAAACGTATCGCACGTAATACCATCAAGGTGAAGTCGAAAGATCGTAACCACCACGTCTAATCTTTCGACAATAACAATTTATCATGAAATGAACGCAAGCAGTGCGCAAGGTTTACGCAAGGTTTACGCACGACTAATTTTTCCGGACCTTAATTTTATCCGGCCATACTGTTTTGACTTTCTGGCTGAAAACTCTTAAGTCCGGTAAATCATCAACACCAAAGTGTCTTTTCCAGTAAAGCCAACGATCAGCGAACTCGCATTGTGCGTTAATCTTCTTAGTGTCAATTGACCTAGTCGACAGATTAACTGTAGCTGCTACATCAACAATGCGTAACTGGTCAATGTACGTTCCAATCAAGATACGTCTGTAAGGCTTTAATGCTGTATCGGTGCAATTATCCATTGTCTTATAGATAGCTGCACAGACCTTCCTAGCAGGATCAGCAATATCAATATCGTCTTGTGCTTCGTCAATAAAGTTCTTTTCAACGCCATTTTTGTTTGTCGATCCAGGTGCAAAAGATAATTGAGGGCTTGTAAGCTGATTACGATGTAAGCCAGCTAAATTAAGATAGCTCTGAAAATTAATAGTCAGGAACTTATCCACCCTTTTAGCTGTAGCTCTTAAATTTGGCTGTAATCCTAAGTCAATCTGATACACACTTACACTCCCTCTCGTCTTCTAGTTGTTTAATTACTTGCTTTATTCGCTGCGAACATATCAGTAAATATTCGATCCGTGATCTCATAAGGATCTTCATCTTCGGGACAATGATGCTTAGCATACTTTAAGATGTTCAAGTACATCATGACTGCTGTTTCATTGCCTACTTCTAAATCGTTCCTAGTTTCGTCCATCATTCGACCTCACTTTAATTTCATGCTCAATCAAAGGCAGCAGCTCCTCAGCTTTATCTTCGTCAATCATTTCTTCGATTGTTGGCTCTATAATATTTTCAAAATTCTTGATGTTTGATTTAAGCATTGATCTAAAATTCTTAAGTTGTTCTGTCTTAAAATCCTTATACGTATAAGGATTTACTTCATGCCCGTATAGTTTCATTGCTAGAACTCCTTGTCAGGTTCTGATAATGCTCTCTTCAACTCTTCATCAGTTATTTTTGTTTCTTCAGCTACTCTTAAGTCCCAGACACCATCGCCCATGTATGTCAAAATGTCATCATAACTGAAAGAACACATATAGCCGTATTTAGTATGAACTCCCCATACACAGTTAACTGCAAACTTTCTTGGATCAAATTTCAACAGACCGTTATCTTCTAAGAAACTTCTAGTATATGTGTCTTCAAAATCTTCTCTCGTTCCTCTAGCCCCAATCTTTAACTCAATTGCCATAGTTATCTCTCCATTTCTTGTAATACTCTTTAACTTCTTTATCGTAATTTACTGGCTCAAGTGAGCCGTCTTCTTGTACGTGGTACCATTTACCCTTTTGATACTTTAAATCGCTACTCATAGGCAAAATACCACAAATCCGACAGCTCCTAAACAGATCAACATCCCTGCTACAGTGATTAACTCGGCATTATACTTCATAGCTCTAAATCCTTGTTCAATTTAGACTTAACTAATACCATTGGTCCTTTATCAATTTCAGAGATTTCAATTTTTGCTACTGTCGATAGATCTACATACCCATATCCATGAATTCCGTTAAAAGTTAAAATATCGTTCTTTATTCCTCCTCCGTATTTATCTAACTTTTTTGCAATATGTTCCCACAGATGTTCTTTACTATTAGCAACTGCAATAGAATCAGTACAGCCATTCTTAAATATCAAATTGACAAAGCAAATTTGATCGCTTGCCTTAATCTTTTCCATTCTAATCACCCATATCTCTCTTAATTCTCACGTCAACTCTTGCACGCTCGGCATACCTTTTTTTGACTAACAAGGTTGTTACTTGCTTGTCATCGTGGTAAACGCCCCTCATAACTTCAACCATTTTGTGAAGTCGTTTATCACGTTTCATTTTTGGGTTCATGCCGTCCATGATGATCTTGCCCACGTTATCAGCATCAGGCTTCTTAGTTGGCAGTTCTTGGTTAGCTAAACATAAAGCCTTACGTTTCTTGCTTAAACTCTTAGGAACTTCAAAATACGCAATAATTTTAACGTCTAAAGGTTCATCTTTATCGAATATGCCTTTGAAACTGTTAATCGCTGTATACCTAACTAAATCCTCATATCGTGCCGTTTTAGCTGGCGTGTAAGTTACCGTTCTAGTAACTCTCGGTCTTGCCTTACCAATCGGCGGTCCTTCAATCGTAAAGTTAACTCTCATATACTTAATTTCCTAAATTGTAATAATCCCATCAACTTCGTTTGTGCCTTCATCGTCTTCAAACGAAATTGTCAAGTTTAATCCGATTTTTTTCTGTAATTTCCGTAGATCATCAAGACTCATAAGTTCTATTCGGTACTCAAGTTCACGTGTTTTTTTATTAATTTCAATTACTTTGAAATTATTCCTTTCCAAGATATTTAACCAGTATTCATTTAAATTTCCCTGTATATCAAAAGGTAAATCTTCTTCCAATTTAAAAATCATATTTACATCGCTCCTACTACCAAAATTACTATAGCTAGCAGAATTAAGAATGCTGCTGCAAAAATCCAATCTGACATGCTACTTATCCTCAATTAAACTTCGTAAGTAATAATTGCTTCATAGTTTGAATTATTTGATGTGTACTGAATATCTATAATCTTTCTATTGAGTTGATTAGAAAAACGTTCTATATCAAATTCAAACTCATAATTTTCGTATTTTGGTCTAGTAATAATCTTTGTTTTAATCATTCAGCTAATCTCCTCTAATTAATCCAGCTTCTTCAGGCATAAATGAACCCCACCATAACTGCAACTCGTCTAATATCATGAAGAATTGGATCTTGCAACCATTCTCGATACTTATCGCTAACTGGCATATATTCACTTACACCCCAACATTCCCAGTCATCTCTTATTGACTTTTCATCATCAATATCTAGCAATGCTCTAAAAGCTCCTTGAAAAGTTAACCCCATTCCTGCCTGCATTTCGTGAGATACCCAATCAATTCTTTTTTGAACAAATTCAGGTAAAGGAAAATTTCTTGCAGGAGGTGAACACTTACCATCTACAACCCGCCAGCCATGAGCCCAACGATAACTTTCTTCAACACTACCTTTTTCTACTTCGATTTCTTTCATAGTTTCCTCCCGCACACTGGGCAATAGTTAATCTTAATTTTGTCTGCAAGTGCTCCGCTTTCATCGTCAACATCTATACAGAGTTCTCCACTCAATACATATATTGCTGCGTTAAATAAACTATCTTGTGATTCGTAGTTATATAGATACTTCTGAGGCACTTTTTCTTCTCGCTCTCCTGCCGATCCTGTATAGCAAGTATCCGTGTGGCAATACGGGCATTGTTGCTGTTTTTTACTCATTGTTAATCCTCCACAACTTTTTCCTGTAAAAATACAGCTACTATTTTTAAAATTTCGATATATAGTTTTAAATCATCAACACCGAATAGACAGGCAGCACTTTCGGTATTTACATACCATTGGTCAATTCCATCATGAGGAGGCATTATTTTTAAAATTTCCTCCTTATCATTTTCTTTGACAAGATATACAATAATTTCTCCCTGATATACTTGCTCCAGCTTTATGAGATCGCCATTAAATTCAACGCTTCCATCTTCGTTTTGACTTTCTTTAATCTCAAATTTAAATGATGATGTTGCCAAATTATTGAGCTTAGTTTCTAATTCACTAACTTCCATCGCTTAACCTCCAACTACTTCTCTAACCACGCCATGAAGCACCTTAGCAACCTCACTGGCTTCTTTCTTGTCTATGAAGATTGACTGAACAAATCCAGCTGAACGTCCTGTCGTGTCTAATATTTCAACCATGTACATATCAGGAACTGCGTACCATCGGTACTGTTTAGCGTCTTCGATAATCTTTTTTAAATCGTGATTTTCTTCAAGCATTAAGCAATGTCCTCTCTTTCAATCAACGGTAGGACATCGTTTTCTTTCAAAATGTCATAAATTAAGCGTCTACCCTTTTGAGTCCAAGCAGTAAGTGGCTTAGCATGATCCTTACCGTGCTTGTCGGTGTATGTATGAAGTTTCGTTGTAGTGTACTTCTTGCCCATATATGCCTTATACAAAATCCATTGACCGTTGACTTTATGCTGAATTCCTAGCTGGTGTAGCAATTTGTTGAACTTAACCGCACTGTAACCATAATCCATAGCAATTTGAGTAGTAACCATCGCATCGGTAGTACCAAGAATGACATCTAAGTAACTAGCCTTCTTGTTGCTCTCTTCAAGTTGGCGGTTCAAACTCTTGTTTTCTAACTTAAGTTGCAAGTTTTCACTGTGCAGAATATCCATAGCACGTTGAACAACATTCTGTGGATCATTCCACTTCTTTTCAACTTCGATTAAGTATTCTCGATATTCCTTGCCCTTTGAGGTACGGCTCAAAAGACACAGCTGCTTAGCCATATCAATTGTGAGTGCGTAATCTTGAAGCTCTCTAGCTTGCACACCACCGTTGTTTTGAACCTCCGTACTTATAAGTACACTGGTAAAATCTGAATTTTCTTCAAAACCATTGCTGTTCTGTTCCCACCAAGCGGAAAATCTTCGCTTGATACCTAGTCCTTTATATAGCTCTCTTGCACTAACTAGTTGCTGGTCATTCTTGACCGTTACTTTGATTAATTCGTTATTCATCTTCATCGTCCTCATCTTCGCATAGCATATCCGTAATACGCTCGTAAGCATCTTCTTTGGCTGGGTTCAAGTCGTTAACAGTTAATGTCTTGCTATCGTCGTTTAATCCCATTAGGTACTCAATTGGAACTTCTAAAAAGTTAGCCAACTTTTGCCAAATTGCTAAAGAGTTAGGTATTCCATTTTCCAATCCCTTTTCAAAATTTTCTAAAATTTTGAAGTCAATGTTGGTTTTAGCTTGTACATCGGCAAGAGTTAATCTCTTTTCCAATCTCAATTTCTTTAGCCTATTTTGCATGGTGGTTACCTCCCGTACTCTCTGAAAATTGCGTTACGTTCTTCTTTTGTCAGTTTCGGTACTGTTTGCGATTGCTGTTGTTGAATCCGCTGTTGAACCTGTTCCCAGTCAGTAGCCTTTCGAACGGGCTTACTTCCAAAATTCCTTCGTGGAATAGGTCCTGTATCTGGTTGATTTAGATATGCCTCAAACTTAGTTCCAAAAAGAGTTTCAGGTCTTAAGTACTGAACCATATTGCTATCTTGTAGCCATTCAGCACACTTCTTGTCTATAACTGTCTTAAAGTCAATATCAGTAAAGCCATCGTTGTATCTAGCTTTAATTAATCTTCTAGTAGCTTTTGAAGTAGGTCGATAATGTGAATTAGTCTTTCTGTTTAAGTAATCGATAATTTTTTCGTAAGGTATTTTTTGAGATTTTTGTTTTAGTTCGGGGTCGACGTTCTCTGAACTCGACAATTTATCTATATCTTCTTCTGTTCTATTAATTGTTTTATTATATTGTTCTATTTGGGTATCATCAGTGTTACCCCCCTCATAACATGAGTGATATGGGGTTTTTAACACAGATGTTATGGGGGTACTATCATCAGTGTTACCATCCCCCCTAGCATCAGTGTTAATAGGTACAGGGCGCAATTCAATTTTTCTCCCCTTAACAGCTCCCGTTTTTTTATCTTTGACTATTGTTGTTTTTATGTAATTTAATTTTTCAAGCTCTCTGACACATCTAATTACAGTTTGTGGAGTGCATCTTAAGCGCTTTGCCAAAGCCTTGTTACTCATATAGAAGCTGCCTGTAACATTAATCATTGAAAGAACTTCTCCATATAGCAATATCGTTTTATCGCTTTTAATTCGTTCATCATGGGCTACACTTGCAGGAATATTAAGAAATAATCTACTTCCGGTAAATTCTTCTGCCATGTTTGTACTCGCTTTCTAAGCAATTGCATCTTCAATTGCTTTTTCAACTTCTGGATCTTTGGCGTAGTCAGGAATGCCATTAGATTGTTCTATTTTGGCTTTAGCTTGTTTCTTTTTGTTAGCAGCTATAGCCATTTCTGTGAACTGTCTTACTGCTTCTCCGTCAGCTGAATTTTCCTTTAGCTTTTTGTGCCACCACTCAATCGGAACACTTGTCTTAGCATCAAGTCCCATCTTCTTTTGTTTGTCGCACTCGGTGTAGATGGTAACTAAGAACTTCTTTTCTCCGTTGTAGTCAGCTTGATACCCGTACAGTTGATCTTTAGTCATTTTCTTTGGCTTTCTAGGTGCTGCTTGTCGCCTTACTGGTTTTTGTGCAAGCTTAGGGACTGTCTGTTTCTGTTGAGGTTGTTCAGGCAAGTCTTCTCCTGCATAAACATCTAAGCCTAATCCTGCAAATGCTAAGGCTTTAACTAAGCAACGCATTTGAGTTTTATTGATTTCAAAATAAGTCGGTTTAGCTATAACTTTATTTCGATAATCCATTACATAAAGTTTGGAACTATAGCTTTGATCTTCTATAGTTACTGTTACTTCTACCTCAGTTCCTGCTATAGTTTGTCTATAATCTACATTCCTGCCAGTTGCTAGCCAGCTCTCTTTAGTAAGAACATATTCAGGAAATTCTTTGATCTGATATGTAGCATCAGGATATAGGCTCTTAACCAAGCCCCAAGCTTTAGCCCAGCTTAGGTAATTTATGTTTCCTTTCTTTTCTAAAAGTGGCTTTACATCAACCTTTGCTAAGGTTTCATATACTGATTTTTTCTTGTCGGTCATAGTGGTTACTCCTTAGGTTTCTGTGATAATGCTTGCTTCATCACGTCTTGACGTGCGTCTTCTGCAATTTCTCGTAAGAAATTGATCTCTGCTCCTAAAGTTCCTCCGGGGAAACTATCATCAATTTTCGGCTTCAACTTATTGATCCAGTTAATACCTTGCTGATATGATCCTTGAGTTAAAGCTTCAGCAGCTATCTTCTTTCTCCAATCGCTAGCTTCTTTTTCCAGTTTGTATTGCCAAGTCATGTACTCTTTTTCAAATCCGGCATGTTTAGAGGTCATCAGTAGTTACCCTCCATTCCATCAAAGAAGTCTAAGACATCGTCTTTCCAAATATCATCGTATTGATCAACAGTGGCTAAGTATTCGATCAATTCTTTCTTGTCCCAGCCTGTACGACTGATATAGTTATCAATTCCTAGGCTGAAAATTTGAGTAGTAACAAAATGCTTGAAGTTTAAATAGTCGCAATCACTGTCGCCGATAGTTACTAAGTTCCAGCCTTCAAATGCTGAACTAATGCCTTGATCTGCTAGCCTCCTTTGTTCTTCTTTCAAACGCTGCTCTCTAAAAGTTGCAGCCTGTGCGGGTGTCATGATCTCAATCATTGTGGTATAATCTCCTTTAGAAATTTGATTTTTTTATATTATTTTCTTAGTCGTCACTGATGCCAGTCGGTAACGGCTTTTTTTGTTGCATTAAAGCAATTTGGAATTGTTTCTGGTACTCATCAATAGCTAGTGGCAACTTATCTTGTCTAGCAAAAAATGCGTTGCTGTTACTAATTAATCTTGCTTCTAATGTCATTTACTCCACCTCCTTAAAATACGTAATTTATTGCTATAATTAGTCTCAAGAAAGGAGGTCTAATTATGCATAAATATCTTGTAACATTTGATTACGAAATTGCTCCTAATAATGAGCCATTAGCTGTAGCTATTCGAACAAAACTTGAAACTTTACCTGATACAAAATGGTTTCAACACTTGCCCACAGAAATCATTTTGATTAGTCCTTTGAGCATTGATAAAATTTTTGACGAAATACAATGTCTTGAAGAAACAATTCGAGTTTCAGTTTGTGAATTTTCTGATTTTATGACTAATTCGTCTAGAACTAACCTTTGGCTTCACCAGAACAACGCTTAACGTAGCTTTCATAAGCTGCAATATATTCTTCTTTTGATACAGGGTTTCCATTAAAGCTCATACCTTTAAATGGATCTCTGTATTTTTCTTCTTCTAGTGTCATTTATTACCCCTCCTATAAGTTCGGAAAAATAGCTGTATACATCGTGAAAATAAAAGCTACTAGTGCAGTAAAGATACTACTCAAACTCAAGATTTCTGTTTCTCGAACGGTTAAAGCTGTTCCTAGAAACTGGTTAATTTTTGAGTTAATCCACTTACTCATTTTGATGCCCTCCAATTTATTTCTTTTCTGTGCTTTTCCATCCATTCAGCAGCAGGATACTCAAATATGGTTATCTTTCGTCCTCTCCCTGGATGAATATCATCAACCCAATCAGGTTTGAACTTGTAAAAAATTTCTTCCTTGACCCATGCTTTACTTCGTCCGCCACAGTACTTTTCACGAAATTCATCCAGGCTAATAGTGTGACCCAGTGTTTCTGCTCTGGGAACTAAGTCAAGCTCGACAACTGCTTTTTTGATTTCCTGTTTTAATTTTTCAGGAGGTAATATCACTTCCATGGATTATCCTTCTTTCTTGTGTAATGACTAGTATTCAATACATAATCCGCTTGCTTAATATGCATAAAGCTTAAAATCTCTTGTATTTCTTCTGGTTTACCTTCTAGAGTGAGTTTCATCTCTATCTCCTCTCAATTCATCTAAGCTTACGCCTAATGCATCAGCAATCTTACATGCGTTAGTAAAACTAATCTCTGAGTGCTTATATTTATAGTTTCTTAAAGTACTATCAGAAATGCCTACTATTTTTGAAAATGCATGAATATTTATATGACATGCCTTTAATAGTTTTTCAATTTCATCCCACATTTTGTGCCTCGGTCGGTTGTGCTTCTCTATATATAGATATAAAATTAAAATAAATAATTTTTTAAGGAGAAATACATGACA